TTTGAATAGGTGCTGCCCCCGAGATAGGAGGTGTGATTGCTGGCAAACTCGGCTGGACAGATGATGACAAGTTCATAACAGAAGGCTGAGGTGGCGCATTACTCTGCTGCATTAACGGAGGAGATTTTGCCCGCTCAGCATTATAATACGATTGAGATGCATTTGGAGTGTTAAAAAACCCCAAATTCATGTTTTGCCCTAATTGCGAACCCCAAGGATTATTAGCAACCATCACAGGCCTCCATGGAAGAACGGCTCCCCTGCCTCAGAGGTTACAATGTGTACGCCGGGAATACGCATGGCAGGGTGAGGCATGTGAGGAACGCCGCCTCGTGCTAGGCCTGACATGCGCTGTCGAGCCGATTCAACATCTTGAGGGTCCAGCCCAAGCGATTGGGCCTCATGAGGCTGAAGCTGCGTTACTGTGCTGAGTGTCCGTGAAAGCCGCTCGGTAGGGCGTGGACCATTATCTGTTCGTATTGACCCTCGATCTCCGCTGGTGTCACGTTGGCCGCCGATCCCCGTTTCTCCACCAATCGGTCCAATGCTGCGTTCAGCAGATTGACTTGCTGATCTGACATCCGGTCGACTTGCTCTTTGCCCAGAACCTGTACTGCCTTGTGTGAGATAATTTCGAACTGCTTGTTGTCTATCATTGTCATCTCCATACCATTTCATAATTGCGAGGGAAGGCAGGCCCATCTCCTCTTTCCATCCATTTTTAGTCCAATAATGTTTCATATCAGCAAATTGCTGTTCTGTCACATATTTTGGATCAAATGGGATTCTGCCTAACTCCTTGAAACCAAAGTGAGAATAGTAATCAGGCAAAAAACCATCAGGATGTTTTTCCGATGGTACGGCATAAGCATCAAGCGCAGTAGCACCATTTTGGATTGCTTTGAGCATAACACCAACGCCGCCAATCCCTTTCGCGCCGGGCTCATTGTTGACCACGCTGGTCAGAGCAGTTTCGTTGGGCGTTAAATCAGGATGCTCAAACCCGTAATCTTCCGCATAGTTTGTGCCATGCTTTAACCCAAACCAAACATCGCCATCTTTTAGTTTGTGGGCCTTAAACTGCCCTGACTTTATCATGTCGGCCATTTCTTTTGCCGAGTATTGCGTCAGGGTAGACGATGCGTCAGAATTTTTAATTGCCTGCGAAAACTCAGCAGGCGATACGCCACCCTTCTTTACGGGTTGGTCACTGTCATGCCATTTGTCATTAATAACATTTAGCGCAAGACGTCCTGCCTGTGGAGACTGGATATCTTTGGGATGCCTTGGCAATAGGGCTGCAATCTCTGGCGTAATTTTACCGACAGGAAGGGCAAGGTCGAAAGCTCGGCGCACATTTCCTCGTGTGCCTGTCTTTTCAAAGTTTGCCTGCTCTTCTTTGTTTTTCTGATCAAACCAGTCCTTCCAAACAGTTTCTGCCGAAACTGGGTGATGGAATTTGCCGACAACTTCCCCAAGAATCCCATGCTCATAAGACTCATGCTCTGGAAGGCCAGCCTGCTTGAGATGGACCAATGTGTTGTCAATGTCCTTATTGAGCTTCATCAAGAACAAAGCGTCAGACCTATTGACCCCTTCAAAGTTAGGGTCTCTGGTCGCTCTCAATATCTTTTCGACGTTAGGAGCTCCTGCCTCTTGGGCCTTTGAGCTGGCCAACACATTTGCTATGCGGGACCGAGCTTCAAAACTCAACCGATCGGCAAATTTTCCGACATCTGGGTGCTCAAAGCCGGGAAAACTGCGGTGGCTTTGCAACTCAGGCTGCTCTCCGGGTTCCCTGACCAACGAATTAATCATTTCAATCTGCTCTGGCGAAAGCCGCTTATCCCTAGCGTAAGCTGCCATGTTCCCGATTAAAGCACGAGAAACTGTCGCATTTGATTGATGCGAATTAGGGTTCATCGCAGTGACAATAGCGTAATCCGCGTCCTTGCTAAGTTTTAGCGTACCACGCCCTTTGCCTTGCACCGCCCAGCCGATCCCTGCTTTCTTATTCGCAGGAATAAGCGGGTAGCCGGGGCCACCCCTCAATGGGATATGCTCATCTAGCCGGCTGCTATCAATCCCGCCGAACGGGTGATTGGTATCGGTGAGATCCGCCACAATGGGGAAAACGGATTTGCCTATTAGATCGTCTGGGTTAATTGTCGGGACATCATGCCATGAAACAGGTGTAGATGTGCTTTTAGGTTTTGCCGGCCCCTGCATCTCGGATGGGCCAATAGCGTCCTCTGGCATGCCGCCGATGTTAAAGTGCTCCCGCTCATAGTCTGGATGCCACACAGCACCTCCGTGAAGGGCCTGCGGTGACAGCTCGGCATGTGTGATGCTCACGCCCTTGTGCTCTACTGTACCGCCTTTTTTGTACATCTTAGGGCGGTTCGACAGAGCATCTCTAGCAATTGCCAGCAGTTGAGGAACTGTGAACTCAGGCATGGTTATTCTCTATGTTCGGGGGGAATGATACCAGCGCGGCCCAACTGCTCCTGCTTCTCGACCTCTTCCAAGGCGGGTTGCATCAGCGGGCTAACCAACCCAGCAGAGAGCGGGTGAACAGCAAGGTTCTGGGCAAGATCAACCAACTGAATGCGCTCACGGCTGGCACGATCGGCAGCCTTAGAAGCAAACTCCTTCTGAGAGTATTCAATCTCGTTTGCGGCCCTAGCAGCATCGGCATGCGCCCGCATCATGTCGGCCTTGGACTTCTCTTCGCCGTCCGCCATCTTGGTATGGGCATTGGCCACTTCAATCTGCATCTGCTGCGCTCCCATTTGGGAATCAAGCTGCATCTTCTGCGTCTCGTTCTGGGCCCGCATCATGTCGGCCTGCGCCTTCTGCAATGCGGCCTGCGACTTGGCGTCCTCTGCCTTCATCTTCGCCTGAGCCTGCAACAGCTCTGGTGGCGGGGCCTTCTGGGCATCAGGTGGCAACAGGAACTGCTCTGGGTTAGACCAGCCCATGGCCTTCAAGGCCGCCGTGTCGATCGCAATCGGGTCATACATGCCCGGATTGGATGCCTGCAACTGCTTCAGGGCCACGATCTTCATCAAACGCTGTGTGTGAGAGGCAGTGTTAGGATCTGCCTGCGGCACCAGCTCGCAATCGTTCAGTGCTTTGATGAACGTCTGCTCTGACCATGGGTATGACGGCTTGTTCTTCTTCTGCCAGAACGCTTCTGGGTTCTCACGGAAGGTCCTTACCAGAAGAGCGAACTCCTCACACTGCGCCGAATGCATCCGCTTGTGCACCGCATTCATAATCTTGGTTGCCTGCTCGATCATAGCAAGCGTAGTGCCTACTGGGGCGTCTGTACTGCCCTCGCCAACCTGCATTTCACTGGTTCCACCGACACGCATGCCAGTTTCTGCCATGTTCTGCACCAAGGTCATCAAACCCGCCCCAGCTTCCTTGTATGGCAAGGGCATAATTGCTTGGTTGATGGGCATTCCTCCTGTTTTTACCAGTGCACCTCCGCCCGGAGGCACTCGGAAGATGTTTGTGTTCTGCCTTGCACCCGTATCCGCCATCAGGAAGCCGGGGAAGTTGGCAAACATGCCTGCATCAAGCATTTCACGCCATGCGGCAGTGATTGCATTGGTTGTATTGCCCAAAATGTGCAGCAAACCGATGTCGTAGAACCCCATGCCGGGCACAAATGTGTACTTTACAAAGTTTTGGCGCGATTCTGGCAGCTCAGAGTCATCTTCGTCGTAGTTGCGGACGATCGACAGGATCTCTTTTGTCGTGACATCAAGCGTTACACGGTATGGGATCTCCAAACCGCTCTCTTTGCCCTTATATTTGTGCTCAAAGCCGGGGATATCCAACTCGCAATAGCACTCGTAGATCTCCCGATCACGATCATCAGGGTTCATAGACGCCAGTGTAATGCCCTCAACCTCTTTTTTCATGCGCTGGGTGGCATCAAGGTCTGCATCTTTGGGTGTAGACAGCTCAATATCACGATACACGCCAAGGATTTGCAGACGTTTGACCGTCGATGGGCGCATTCTGACGCGGTGGGTCACACGGCGGGCGTTTCGCAGGTCGGTCGCGGCATTGTTCACAATCAGATCATCGGCATCCACGCTCTCGGACACAGGACGGTTGCGAAGCGGGCAGTAGTAGACCTTCTTAAACGCGGTCCCACCGAACCCCAGCATCAGCAGCATGCGGTCGGTGTCAGGGTAATACTCAGATGCCGTGCTTGTCAGATAGTGATTTAGGTCCCGTTCCAAAGCATTGCCGAGCTCGTCCTGATCCAGCG